CATCACCCATAATATTACACACTCCTCGGAGTGAGAAGGCCTGCTTCCAAGTCTCAGTCATGATCTCGTTGCAAATTCCGTTAATAATTGCAGTCAATCTGGAACCACTTGGATTACCATGCGTCACGTGGATTAGACCCGTCCCCGTAACTATGTTCTTGTTAATGAAGTCTTCCTCGATAACAGCAAGAAGTGTGCTATCATACTCGGAGAATGCAGCTCGTATCACATCAAAAGCCGAATGAATGAGCCAAGAGGGAATAGTTGAATCATACTTAGAATAATCTAGACTGATAAAACTCATTCCATTGTTACGACAGGTATTAGAAAAACTAGTAAGCCACTTATCATCCTTTCCAATAGCAGTATAGGTGTACTCCTTTAACCAATCATTCAATGGCGAGCCAAACTTCGACTCTGCAATGATGGTATAGACATCAACCATAAACACTGCTCTTTTCTTGGACTTCCAAGTACCTGTTCGTTTACCTTGCCCATCGTAAGCACCAGAACCTTGAGTACGCGTACCGCAGACGATCGGAGCCTCAAAACTACCTTTCGCTTTGGCTTCTTGCTCCCTACTCTGGTAGACCAGGAACACGTCACTTAGAACGTCTACCTTCTTTCGAAGGCCGGACTCAATAGCTGTCCAGCCCGTAGCAGTAGACCAGTCGGTGACTGCATTGTAAATATCTTCATCACTCCGATACTCCAATGCCTTAAGTTTCGCTTGAGCGTAACGAGCGCTCACGATTGCTACTGCAGCCTTGTAATGACGATTCCAACGAAAGCTATCCCTTTCGGGCGCTTGAAAGTTGGCAAACTGCTTTTCCATGTCCGCATACTTTCCAGTGCTTCTACAAAAAAGAGCGCCCTCGTCATTCTTCAGATGTTTAAGATACTCAAGCTCAGCATCAACTTGTCCAGGGTTAAATGCATATTGCTTCAGCACTCTGACTGCTTGGTCGTCAAAAATTCGCTGAGTGCTATCCTTACGAAGTCTCGCTTGATAGTCACTTAAGCGTTTTGTTGACCCTGAATCTAGGCGATTTTGTAAGCATGATTCACTTATCGCTTTCATGTTAGCGATCCTCCTTTCGTGATGGACTGCTTACCAGCCCTCAGTTCTTGGTGACTGACAACCGACTCTAACGGAGTCACTCGAGTACAGGGTTCACCCACCCGCGCTTCATGTAGCGCTTAGAATGTGTA